TACTGTCATCAGGGTTAATATCTACTGTAACTTTATCACCAACACCAAGACCATGATTCTCTGCTGTCTCTATTAGTGCTACACTCTGATTAACTTCAAATGGTTCTAATCCATCACTCAATGATGTGAGTCTTACAATTCTAGTTCCAGATGTATTAAACAAATCATCTGATTGTATAAAGTATGTGTTGTCAGTATTCCATGTACCTGTCAAAACCTTGATCTGGACTACGTTTTGAGAGGTTGTGCCTTCCAACACTTCAGCAGTAGCAATAGGTGCATTGATACCATCAGTCAAACTTAACGTAGCACCTTTTGTATAAGAACTTCTTTGATCTAGTAGAACATCAAATGTCTTAATTGCAGCAGAGAATGTACCAGTATTATCAAAAGTACCAGATACGTTTCTAAGTACAATTATACTATCATTCTTAACAGTTCCAACAATGGTTCCAGATGCACCAGATGATGGTTGTGTTAGTGTATCATCTGCAAACAAATATGCAGATTGTATTGTTGTTAACTTAACAACTTTATTTTGTTTTGACTCTAGGTAGTTTACAGTTTTTCCTTTTACAGAGGAAACAATTGCCTCTGCTTCTGAACCTTGTGTTCCTCTATTATTAAAATATACTTGTGAGTTAAGAGAAAAGTTATCAGATGAATCATTTACATTTACTGCATCAACTGTACCTGGTTTTACATCAGATATTGTTGCTACAAATCCATCACCATTTCTAGGCATTCCTGCTTCATATAATCTTTTCGCTTTTTTAGGAATGTCATCTTGACTGATGTTGGAATTGTAATTACTATCAACGGGCAATGAGTAAAAGTTTTCTCCTATAATGTATGGATACTGCGGTACTTGATTGCTATCAATAGTAATGAAATAAGCATAAGTTCCTTGCGGAAAGTCTGGGGTAATACAAAATCTTCCATTGTTTTGATCTAGTGTGCCACTTTTATGAGTGTATGTGTAGTCGTTATTAAAAGATCCAAGGGGATATGTTACAAGTGAAGGACCATTTGAACGAGTTCCATTTAAAGAATAACTAGATGTCATTCTTACAATAGAAGAACTAGAATCTAGTGGATTCTCATAACCAAAAGAACCGTAAATTGGATTACCATCGTAAGCAAATCCAATAATGGGAGAATGAGTTTTTTCAGCAGGTTCTGTTCCTGCATTGTTAATATTGTCGTTAAGAGCAACACGTAAAGCTTTTGGATTACCAACATGTCCATAACCATATTCTAATGCGTTGTCGTAGTTTTGAAAGATATATCCATATTCAGTATCTAATTCATTTTCTAATTTTTTAAATCTATTAAAGTTCCATTCCTTCAACATAGGAATACCAGTTGCATCTTCACCAACAGGAATAATATCTACAATTACAGTATTCTGATTATAAAAATTACCCTCATCAATTTTTTCAAATCCAGTAATCTCACCATCAGTGTTTACAATTGAATTATAATTTGCAAATCTACCTCTACCAGCATTATCTCTAATTCTTACAATTGGTGGAGATGAATAAAATTCACCTGCATTATCAATAACAAGACTTGTTACTTTACCACCAGTTATTATAGCACGTACAGATGCGTTCCTACCAGAAGTAATAGTGACATCTGGAGTTTTTGGAAAAACATCTTCTGTATCTACAATAATTCTTTCTACAACTTGACCAGTTAAGACTGCTCGAGCTTTATTAGGAACCTGATCAATCAATACGAAAGGTGGTTTAGCATAACCTCTACCTTGTCTATCAATTTTAATTTCTTCTAATTTTCCAAAACGAACACTATCATGATCTCTGAAACCGTAGACAGGAACACCGTTTAGAAGAATACCTACATCTCTGTTTGGAGTTTTATATGTCTCTGTTGTTCTTGTTGCTTCTTTTCTAATAATACGAAGAATTTTTTGATCTAATAACTTTTCATTTACTGTAGATCCATCAAGAATTTTATATGATGGGAAAGAAGAAGATGTTATGTAGTAATATTGTTCATCTGCAAAAATAGATGATACATCTGTAGTTAATTCACTTAGAGATGATTGTATGCTTGGTAATGTTGGAATTACTGGTGCAGATCCTGAGTTTAATAACCATCTTGTCTGATTAGTGTTAGTCTGTACAATTTTAGGATCAGCAGTTTCAAAACCAGGATTAGATACAAGAACTTTGTCTCCTACACTAGAATATGGTTGACCAGACTCTGTTGAAAAATTATAAACAACTCCAAATGTAAGTAGTGTTACATCAGAATTGGAAATAGTTACTGGTTTGTATACTGATGTTCCTGTTGGATATACAGTAGCTCCTGATGGTTGTCTATCTTTGATAATAAACTGAGTGACAGTCTTCTCTTCAAAAGTAATTGTCTCATCACCAATTAAAATAGAACCAGTCTTCTCCCATCCAAGAGTAGATGAAACATTGATTCTATTACCAGTGCTATCTGTTCCAGCAAGTGGTTTCTCAAGTTTAGTCTTAGTTGAGATTGCAAATTCACCATTTACAGTCTCTGGTGCAAGCACAATATTGTAAATTACTTCATTATCTGCTGTACCATCAGCATATACATTATCTACAGTAGCATCTGCGTATCCATACTCTGTAGTAGCTTCCTGTACAATTTTCTTTCCAATTAAATTTCTTACATCACCAGATATTACTTTACACTTAAGAGCATATACACTGATCCAATCAGAATCAGATGATTTATATGTAAAATCTCTTGGTTTATAAACTTCTGGTTTATTACTACTGTCTTTTGCTACAATAGTATTAAAAATAAATTTGATGGAACTGGTAGTTCCTTTAGCTTTGTAGAACTTTTGAATGTTCTTAATTAAAGTTCTCTTATCTACCTCTCCTTTAAGATACTTCTCAGGAAAAGACCCAAGATATTGATTCTCAAAATTCTTTACTAATGCATATAAGAAAAGGTTACTTACGTTAACAACCTTCTGACCAGCATTATGTGATGCTGCATCTGTGCTGGTGTACTCTGACGAGTTATAAAGATCACCAAGAGTTGTGTTACCACTGACACCTCTAACTGCGTTTGAAAGTGTTGTACTTGTTCGTGATTCATAGAAGATAATTTCGTTGTCTATTCTAACGTATCCGTTTTTCTCTGGAAAACTCGTTGCATCTTGTAATACAATTGTATCATCAGTATCAGTGATACTAACGTCCAACACATCAGACTGTTTAAGGAGATTTTGTTCATAATAATCTATATCTGCATATTTTTGAATGTTATTAATAACATCTAACGTGCCACCTTGTACCTCCTGTGCTTCATAGTACTTTGTGAGGAACTTACTGAAAAGTTCATATTCTGTACTGATGAATTCAGGAAGCTGCGATTCAATGAGAGTAGAAATTCTCTTAGTCTTTACAGCGGGCATTTAATTTACTCTTTGTATGCAGTGAATGAGGAATTAGCAACGTCAACGTCAAGGTATACTTCACGAAGTGCCTTGATATCATTAGAAAGTGGTTTGACTCTAACAGATATGCGGTTATCAAAGAAACTACCTTTAATGATAGTTAAATTGTACATTTTAAGTTCACCTTTTTCATAATCTATGTCCCCGATATCGCTGTCTAGGACAACTTTTTCACCAGTTACGCCATCTAGTCTATATAGCACAATTTTACTATTCCTATCTTCAACATAAACATCAAAGTTAGGATATTCAGTAACCCTAAATCCAGTTGACGACAAGATTGGATCATCACATTCTTTATCAAAAGCATTTTGGAAACATACTTCATAATAGAATGTAGAATTGAGAGAAGGATAGAAATCTTTTCTCATTGTTATATCAGTTAAGTTAGAATTGATAGATTTGTCTGCATCATCAATTACACTAACCATTTTACTATATCTGAACTTACCATTAAACTTTTCAGTATCACTTGTATCAAGATAAGACTGTACACCACCAATTACCTTATCTCTAATCTGTGATGCTGTTTGATCTGTCATTCCACCGTTATAGTAAATCTTACTTGTAAGCTCAACAAATAGAATAGAAGGATCAATTAGTCTTGGTTCTACAGATGCAACAACATACTTCTTCAATTCTTCTACAATACTATTTTTTGTCAGTGACGTTAGATAACTAGCATCTTTTGGTTTTAATGCAATAAAAACTTTTCCATATTCTGGTGGTTCTTGATCTTCTCCACCAAAGATAATAATATCACTTGTTGCTGGATATACTTTTCTTACAATTGCTTCATAGTCGTCAGAGGTTACTGCACGGTCTTGTGTACCGTATGACTTAGGAGCAGTATATTTTATCTTCTGTGTACTTTCTATCTCTTCACCGCCCGCAGAGGCAGTAGTAGATGTAATAGATGTAGTAAATGCATTAGGAGATACACCATTAGGGTTCTCTAGTACACCAGAGAAGACAAATGTACGAACTCCATTACTCTCAGGACCTGCTGTTGTTAAATATGATACTTCAATACGTGCATTATTATCAAGTTTCTTACCTAAGACTCCATCACCCATAAGAATCTCATATCTTTCATCCTCAATCTCATCAAGAAAGAATACTTTAGATGTACCATCAACACCTAGAATGTTATCTGCAACTAGATATGGTTCACTGAAACTACCTCCAGTAGGAAATACCTTTACTCGAATAGTATTAGTGTCAATGTTCTGATTATCAAGTATAAATCTCTGACTCTTTAATGATGAGTTAACAGTAAAAGTATTGACTAATCTTGTTCCTTCTTTAACTTCAATATTCGTAAAGGTTGCAACATCATTAATAACTTGTGCTTTTACATCATCAGTTACAACATACTGATACACATTGTTATCATAAGAAGCAATAAATCCTGTTCCTCTCTTCAGGATGAGTTCTGTATCAGTTGTTGGATTGCTATAAGTTACATTAAAAGAAACATAAGCTGTAGGAGACGTAGCACTCTTTGGTCTATACCCTAGTTGCTTTGCAATCGCTACTACGTTGTCTCTCAAGGTGGCGGAATCAATGAATAGTTCATTGACTACCATGTTAGTGTTAAACGCCGTGTAGTAGGTGTTATAAGCGAGTGTGTCAATTAAGGTAGACAATGCAGATCCATCAAAATCATAGTCAGTAAAATCTGACTGCGCTCTCATGTAATCTTTAAGAGATGCTTTGATATCTTCAAAGTCTAAATTGGCAACCTGTGTATAAGGCATTATCGTGTACGCTCTAAGATGAACTCTACTGCTACTGGTGTGTCTTCTCTTCCAGTTATGGTATATTGAAGTTCTACGTTGTAACCATTGTTGTCATAGTCTGGTTCACATCTGAGCTGTTCTACGTATGCTCTTGGTTCATAACGACTCAGTGTTTCTCTGATCTCTTGTTTGATAGTACCAGCAGACGCAAAATCTAATGGTTCAAACAATAAGTTCTGTATATCACAACCCAACTCAGGTTGAAATGGTCTTTCACCTTTCCTTGTAAGAAGTATACCTGTGATTGCTTGCACAATCGCAGCTTTATCCTTCACCTGTACCAAGTCATCGGTAACAGGATGTTTCTTAAACGTAACACTCAAGTCTTTGAATGTTTGAAAGGTTGGCATTTAGACACAGCAATAGGCTGCTATTATTTATCCTCTTTTCCCCGAA